ACCTAGGAAAACGTATCAGTCCTCAGACTATCAGTATATTAGGTGACTTCTATGAGAGGCTATTCATGGTATGGAAAAATGATACCCATATTAGCTTAATATTAGAGACAGAGATACGAAGGCTTGAGAAACTTAGAGGATTTGTGAAGTATGATAAGGACAAACTCTATAAAATATTTAGTGAATTTATTGCAAATTTTGATGTGGGTTTGTATAAATAAAAACGTAGAGCAATCTACAAAATACACATTTAATACTATTAATATAAGGAAAATACGATGGACTTAAACACACTCCGTGCTTCGCGCACAAACGATTTTGGCAAAATTGCTTCAGCTTTTGAAAAGATCGCAAACCCCCAACAAGATAGCAAGTCATTCGAAGACGACCGTTTTTGGAAGTTAGAGCGAGATAAAGCTGGTAATGCATCAGCAGTCATCCGTTTCTTACCAAGAGTCGAAGGTGATGAGTTACCATGGGTAAAAATCTTCTCACATGGTTTCCAAGGCCCTACAGGCAAATGGTACATTGAGAACTCTTTGACTACTCCACGTAATGGCAACAACGGCCAAAACGATCCAGTAGGTGAGTTAAACACTACATTATGGAACTCTGGTTCAGAAGCAAACAAAGAGATCGCACGTAAACAGAAACGTCGTTTACACTTCATCTCAAACATCTTAGTCGTATCAGATCCTAAACACCCAGAAAATGAAGGCAAAGTAATGCTATTCAAGTATGGTAAAAAGATATTTGATATGATCATGAACAAGGCTCGTCCTACATTTGAAGATGAGAAGCCAGTAAACGTGTTTGATCTATGGGAAGGTGCAAACTTCAAGATTCGTATGCGTACGGTAGAAGGTTATCCTAACTATGATCAGTCTGCATTCGCTGAATCATCTCCAGTTGCTCCGACAGATGAAGCAATCTTAACTGTAGTGAATCGTCAAGTTAAACTTGGTGAGTTCTTAGAAGACAAACACTTTAAGTCATATGATGAACTCAAAGCTAAGCTTGATTCAGTGTTGAGTGGTAGTGGTAACATCCCTACTGCAGAACAGTTGACGAATGAGCCATTACCTGTTGCAGAGCCTAAATCTTTTGCATCAGCACCAGCTCCTTCATACACAGCTGCTCCAGCACCAAGCAAAGCACCTGAGATCAACGATAACGATGAGTTCGACATGAGCTTCTTCCAAAAGATCGCTGATGAAGGCTAATGAGTTATATCTACTCGATAGATAACTACAAGTTCCTGTACACAATACAGGAAGCTTGGCAAGACATCCTTGATGAATATAAAAAAGCTATGGCGACTATCACTGTCGACAGTGCATTCATTAAGGATGGCCTTGTATATCCTTGGCCTGAGAAAGAACTATATAATCAAGGATGGAAAGCTATCGGTTTGGTTTATAAAGGTAGAGACGACTACTACTATACGCAGAAAGTTAGGGATCAATTCCCTTTAACTAATAAGCTTGTCAAAGCTATACCTGGAGTATACATAGCAGGCTTCTCTATCTTAGAGCCAAAGACTACAATATACCCTCATACTGGTTACACTGGAGAAGTACTAAGATCTCACTTAGGATTGATATGTCCTAAAGGTGCATACTTAGAAGTCAATGGTGAACGCGTTGAATGGGAACAAGGAAAGATGTTTGTGTTCGATGACATGATAACCCATAATGCATATAACGGTTCTGATGAAGAGCGGGTTATATTGATGGTAGATTTTAAAAAAGGAGCGTAAGCTCCTTTTTTTATGAGGCAAATCTGGATCTATAATAATCTTTTATAGATGTGTCAGTATTTCTAATGTTAACCTTCATTAAGTTGTTTTGTGTAGACTTAGTGATAGTCGTTGGTGCGTTGACTATGTTATTAGTAGGCGCAGCAAATGATTGCATTGCTCCTTCTTCATTCTCAGCAGACCTATCATAGATTGCTTCAGCTGCAACTGGTGGAGGAGTAACTACTTGTTCTGGCTTAACTTCAATAGCTTCTGCAGTTACTGCCTTAGGAGCTTCTGTTGGTTTTTCATCTGGAGCAAATCCAGCTAATGGTTTCCATGGACCAGCTTCAAACTTCTTACCAAATACAGAGAAGTTTACTGCAGGTATCTCGATGTTAGATAACCATTTAAGTGCATTACGGAATATATCACCTATGCTAGTGAATAGGTTATTGACAGAGTCTACGATCTTGTCGATCATATCATCATATAGCTTCTCAAACGAGAATGAATTTAAAAATGCTTTAGCTTTATCAAACCCAAATAATCCTATTACCCATGCAGAGATGTCTTTGACTAAATCGAAGAACCCTAATACGATACTTCCTACTACGCCTTTTAAGAATCCGCCTATCCCACCAACTATTCCTTTTGTCTTATAACCTTCAATAGTCTTTGATATAGTAGTGAATACGCCTATGATGATAGCAAGTGGTTCAAATATCCTAGCAAATCTCATACCGATCTTAGCAAAGTATTTTCCAAATTTAGATATTTGTCCAAAGAATTCTGTTATAGATGATACGAAATTTAGTTTAGAGAAAGCTTTAATTAGTTTAATAGCACTGTTAAATGTGTCTCCAATGTATTTAAATCCATTCCTAAATGCTTTGATGATTTTTCCTATATAGCTTTCTTCTTTAAATGTGAAAGCTTTCTTAAGCTTTTCTGCAACACTTTTAAATATGTCTGATACTGGTTTAAAGAAGTCTGAGATTTGGGTCTTAGCTAATTTAAAATCTTTTAATAGACCTTTAAACCATTTATTAAATGACTCAGATATCCTAGCTTTTAATTTTTCAGGAAGGAAAGCATCTATTAGATTTCTAACTAATTTAGTCCACGATTTAAGGGCTGCAACTGCCGCTGCAATAGCTCCACCTAATATTTTTAGCCATGTAGCAAGTTCAGAATCATCCTTTTTCTTTTCTTTAATCCTTAAGCCATCACGAATCTCTTCTAATAGATGTAACTCTTGGGCTTTATAGTCTTTATCTTCTATATCTTGTTGACTTAAGTCATTCTTAGTTTGTGGAGGTACTGGTTTCCTAGATCCTTTCATAAAACCAGCAAGAGTACTAGTGCTATTCTCGATAGTCTTAGTCATCTTAACGATGTTCTTATTAAGACCAACATTTAAAGACGTGTTGATCTTTTTAAGTTCTGATAAGATCTTATTCTCAGGAGGCATACCGCTACCAGCAGGAGGTATATTACCTAACTGCGACTTTACAGTAGAGCTTAAGCCTGAAAGCTTTTCAGACTGCTGCTTCTGTAAGATATACTCTAATGATAGCGATGGATCTTTCTTAGCCATTATTTGTTATTTTCCTGTCTCTGTTTCTCTTCTTCTAAGTACTTAATTAACATAGCAACGTAGATATCTCTCTCAAATGGTATCATGTTCTCTAAGTCTTCTAAACTATAATGATGATATTGCATCAGTGCAAAGTTCATCTTATAGAAGTTATGCAAAGACTCATGAGAGAGATTAACTAAAAAAAACTATTTAAACCCTCTAATACTTTATGATGCTCTTTATTACATACTGGACACTTATAGTCTACAGCTTGTGTCAACTTAGGCATCGTCTCAAAGAACTTCTGAACCCTTTGGAACTGCTCAGATGATAAGTTATTGAGGAACTGTAACAACTCATCTCTACTTTGTTCTTTAGCATGGTATACTTGATTAGTATCATATATCGAATCAACACATTCAATGATGACACTGAATACTTCATCAACATTTGTGTTATCAAGGTTCTCTAACTTCTTAAGTACATCGATTGTTGGATACTTCATCAATATGCCAACATCATCAAAAAGTTGAATCTTGTTTGTATGCTCTGTATCTTTTTTGACTTCGATCTTAGTCAAGTCTACTTCTACCTTAGCAACAGCCTTTTCATCTTCACATGTATCACATCTAATCATTAACTCTGCGATCTCACCTACAGACTTTGCTCTGATCTGTGTAAACACATACTCGATGTCAAATGTAGCAAACGTTTCTACATCTGTGTCATCTTTAAGGCATGACTTAATCACGCCTTTGAGAGACTCGACCATTACTTTAGGATCTTCTGACTGATGAGCCAAGAGTAATGTCTTCTCTTCTTTGATTAAAAACGGTCTATACTTAACTTCTTTACCGGTTGATGGTAACACCAGCGTATAGGTTGGTGTATTATTAATAGGTAATGCCATACTATTCTCCTTTATTCATATCCTTGATCATCTTACTCAATTCACTTGTAGATCCCACGAATATCGCGTTGTTGTTCGTCACTTGCTTATTAGGCTGTCCTTCTTGTTGCTTAGGAGCATCCAACTTCTGCTTACGTTCACTTAATGCTAGTAGCTGTTCATTAGTGTCAGCTAACTGTTTCATTAAGTTTCCTACTACCTCAAAGGCTCTTGGATGCTCAGACTGTTTGGCTATCTCTAGCGCATGGTACAATGCATCTTGTCCTTGATTCAATAGCTTATGTAGGTTGTTACGAGCTGAATCATAGTCGTAATCAACGTTCTCTTCTACCTTATTGGAAGCTGGGACAATCTCTTGTCCCACACTTGCAACTTCACCCTGTTTAAGAGGCTCTACATCAAATATCTTTGATAAATTGTCATCAGACTTCATAATAATACCTTTATGTTACGTAATCTTACGTGTTGGCGTTACTCTACCTGCTGGTGCTTCTGGAGCTGGATCTTCACCAAATGCTGGAGGTGGAGATGCTGTATCAACTACAGGAGCTGGATCATTTACAACCATTGGTGCTTGTGTTGGAAATGATGGTCTAGGCGGCGGCATTGGAGCCGCCTCAGACTTTTTTGATGCTGAATACGCATTAGCGCCAAAGAAAGCTGCTACCAAAGCTGAGATTGCAACAAAGTATGTAGGAGCAATATTACCGATGATCTTAGCTGCATCATCTACATCTAAGTAAGAAGCAATAACGATAGTTACTGGATAGAGTAACATACCCCATAAAGCGAACCATGTCATCTTACGCATAGCGTCACGTTGAGCGTCTTGGTCTTCAAGCTCTTTACGTTTAAACTCCATGTACATGGCTAACTCTTGGCTACTTACGTAGCCATCTCCATTTGTATCTGCTTCTGCTAATTGATTGTAAGCATTATCACTTACACCCTTTTTAATTTCTGCCATTTTATTTCCTTAAATTAATATGCTTCCTTGTCCTACGGATGCAGTTTCTGTTGAGAATAACGAAGCTCTTCCTTGTTCAAATGAGTTAAACCCTGATTGGAAGTTAGGGTAATCTGTAAAATATGTCTCAGGTATTTGTTGAGAGTCAGAAAAATAATTAGTATATAGGTTATTTGATGTAGAACCATTAGTAGTCGTAGATGGTTTAGCATTCACTGATATTGAACTTGATATCCAATACTTATAATTCATGCTTACTGTCATCTTCATAACATCCTTGCCAGCATAATCCATCTGTATTGGGTTTAATGCTTTAGGATAACATTGATATAATACCACTTGATACCTACTTCTGTCAGCTACATCAAATACTTCAATAGTGATGTCAGTGGTATAATCTTTATAGTAGTTAAAGTTTCTTGTAGTTGGGTTTTGGATCGCACCCATCCAACTATCAAACATGCGTTTGACATGCATAGAATTATCTACATAGAAACTCATATTAATGTTATCAAAAAGCTTATTAAACGGCATCTCTCTATACTCACCAAATGTCTTAGCTTGTGTAGTCTCAAGGTTGATACCTGGCAAGTTAACGCTATCACAATATAACAATATCTTACGTAGGTCTTTTACAGAACTACCTAGTGATCTAGGAGTTTGCATGGTTACAGCAAATCTTGAAGTCCTCATTAGGCCTTCGCTCTTTATATTTGATATGAATTGGTTTAATGTCGCCATCTTAGTATCCTGTTGAGTCTGCCCAGACCTGGTTCTTGCTTGCGCCTACGAACTGTTCTACTGGTAGTAACATTGCTGTAGCCCAATCAGGTGCATCTATCTTTCTAAATGTTGACTTAACATGGCTAAACAAGTAATGCTTAACACATGGTTCTGCCCATTTAAACTTACTCACTCCACCTATAAGACTCCATGAGTAGTTTAACTTAGTATTCTCATTCATCGCCTTATTACTAGCAAAGTCCATTAGTCTTTGTAATAGTATGACTCGTGGTTGGTATGGCAAGTAGTGCATGTTTAATCCTATGAAACCTCCACCCACCTTCTTGTAAGGGAATACCAATGGAAACTTATCATAATATGGTAGTTCATCTTTACCTTTAGGGTCATATAAGAACATATACAAGTTACCTGGAACTATAGAGTTCTTTACTCTATGTGGGTCAGAGTTTAATACCTTCTTTGAGGTAAGGTTCTGTCTTCCAAGCAGAGTAGCTTGTTGCTGGAACCATGCCTTTGACCTTATAGCAGCTTCTTTTAAGCTATATTGGTTCTCTGTAAATACGTCTTTAATTAATTGAGCCATTTGATTATTTATATGTTAATTCAGGCCTAATTCATTTTCTGTGATGATAACGAACTCATAGCCTCTATCTTTACAATACTCTGTCGCAGCTTTCCATTTAGCTTGATTCTTAACAAATGTTATTGATTCTGTGATATAGTGCCTAGTCTTTTTACCTGGATACACTGGAGGTTGAGTCTGCTTTGCAGGTTTGACTTCAACCAAGTATGTCTTCGTCTGGTTGTCTTTAGTCTTAACACGTATCTTGAAGTCAATGAAGTATCTATGGAGGCGATTATCAGTAGGACATCTGTATGGGACTACTGTCTCCTCAGAACACCATTTTAATATGGATGGGTTCTTATCACACCATGATGCAAAGCGAGTCTCCCAACTTGATCTCATGATGATGTTGGTAGGATCCCCTTCATACTTCTCGGGAAACATTGGTTTATATCGTCGTTTATGAAACATCTTATGTATTTATTATAAATAATCAATAAACGTTTAGGAATGCAAATGGCTGATCCAATTCCCAGCATACTAGTAAGTAGTCCAACATCACCTGTCGGTGATACAAAACCTGATAATCTAGGTCGTGGTGATAATCTCTATACTAATAGAGGAGGACCTGCAACATTTGATAAGAACAAGTATCAAATAGACCAACTCCAGTATCCATCAGATCTCATGGGTTCATTGAACCAATACGGTGGTAACTATGCTATATTCTATATCAACGTAGCTTCAGACTCTAAGCTATTAAAAGAAAATCCAGGTTTATCAGTAAGAGACGCTACTCCAAGAGACTATGGAGACCTATCAGCTCTATCAAATAGGATTGGTGCTGGAGCAGGCACTGTGATATCAGGTTCTGCAATCCCAGCCGGTATCACAGGACTTGCAGCAAATGCTGGTCTTAAGACTATTACATTGATTGGTGGAACTTCTGTCGGCGCTGATTATGCACTAAAAAAAGTAGGTTCAACATTCTCAGGCCAAAAGAAAAGATTAAAGACTGCTATAGCATTACACGCTCCTAATACTATGCAGACAACTTATAGTGTAAACTATGAAGAGGAAGAGCTTGATATCTATGCTATGGGATTAGCTGGGTCTGGAGCATTACAGACAGCAGCTAAACAAAAGAACATGAGTAACGTAGTTAGTGATGCACTGAATAACCCTAATGCTGCCGCTGCTGGATTATCATTAGGTCTTAAGATTCCTGGTACAGCAGGCATATCAAAGCTTACTGGTCTTGCTCCTAACCCAAGAAAAGAACAACTATTTAAGAACGTTAACTTTAGGACATTTACGTTTGACTATCAGTTTTATCCAAGAGACGCTGCTGAAGCGGCTAATGTAGAACGTATCATCAAAGAATTTAAGTATCATATGCATCCAGAGTTTAAAGATGCTAACAACTTCTTATATGTATATCCTTCTGAGTTTGATATATTCTACTATAAGGATACACAAGAAAACATGCATGTGAATAGACATACTTCATGCGTATTAACAGACATGACAGTTAACTATACACCAAATGGTCAGTATACATCGTTTCCAGATGGTACACCTACACAGATTAACATCACACTAACATTTAAAGAACTCGCAACTCTTACAAAAGAGAAGATTGCAGACGGACTATAATATATGTACTTTAATAACTTCCCTACATTCTTGTATCCATTTAAAGTCAAAAACAAGACTGAGTATAAGCTTGTTAAGGACATCTCACAAAACGTAAGGGTTAGGACACAGATCCTTGCGAATATAACTCTATATGATGAGTATGATATTCGCGATGGTGAGACTCCTGAGATCATTGCAGAAAAGGTATATGGCTCTCCATTATATCATTGGGTAGTCATGTTATGTAACAATAAGTATAACTATGTAGACGACTTCCCATTAACCATACCACAACTAGAGAAACACATCGACCAAAAGTATGGAGCTAATAAGTATGCGACACATCACTATGTTAATGCTAAAGGATTTATAGTAGACTCTAGTCAAGCTGGTGCATCTTCTGTGTCTAACTATGACTATGAGTTTAGTGTCAATGAAGGAAAGCGCCGTATCAAGTTAATCTCTGCAAACCTATTAAATACAATCATCAAAAACTTTAAAGATCTTATATAATGGCAGCTGATAATGAAGTCATACGTTTCGCGGGAGACATCTCGATCGATAAGATTGAGATTATTTCTTCGAATGGATTCGGTCAAGAAGTAACTAACCAAGTAGTTGCTATTGAGATATACGAAGACTTATTCTCTCCGTTCATCTCAGGAGTCATAGCTTTAAAGGATTCATTAGACCTTGCTAACTTATTCCCATTGGTTGGTGAGGAATACTTAAATATCAAGCTACACACACCGTCTTTTGAAGGCAAAGATAAAGTCATAGATGACCAGTTCTATATCTATAAGATGGCTAATCGCGAGATGTCAGGTGATCGTAACATCATATACGAACTACACTTCATGACTAGAGAAGCTGTAGTAGACTTAAATAAGAAGGTCAGTAAAGCATACTATGGTAAGTGTTCAGACATCGCTAAGTCTATCATATCAGATACAAAAGATGGATTAGAGTCTAAGAAGACTGCTATCATTGAAGACACACCAAATGGAGTCAAGTTCATAGCAAACTTCTGGGCTCCAGTCAAGTCATTGAACTATACTGCAGAAACTTCTGCAAATGATAATGGATCCGCTTCGTACATATTCTTTGAAAACCGTAATGGATTAAACTTTGTTTCATTAGAGTCATTATATTCAGGGCCAATAGTTCAAGAGTTTACATATGACTCTTACATGAGAGAGTTTACTCCTGACGGCAGATCATTCAGGAGTGTACAAG